GGTCGAAGATCTCCCGAAATTTTCAAACAGACTGAAATTTTTAAGTACGCACAAAGAAAAATTTCTTACATTTGGTGCGCACGTCATTTTGTCACAGTGCGCACTTTTTATGGATTTAAAAATACCAGTATCCGGTCGCCAGTTCGCTAAAATGGTCGGACAGTCAGAAGGCGCAGTTCGTAAAGCTGTCGACCGTGGTTCGATCGTTAATGGATTGACGGCGGACAAAAAATATATTCCGATTATTGCTTCTTCCGAATGGGGAAAAGCTATTCTTCCAGAATTCCAGGACGGAAAATCTGCAGCTGTTCCAAAAGCGGCCAAGTCGCCACCGCCACCGAAGCCGAAACGCGTCGCGAAGCCAGAACGTACTACAGCACAAACTGCGGACCAGGTAGTCCAGGAAGTGCTAGACGAAAAACTTCCTTCAATATCTAAAGACGATCTGGAAAATATCGACGACGAAGACCCGGAAGAAACTTCGGATACGGTTTTAAAACCAGAAGCGGAACGTCAGGCGGCTATTTTGAAAGTTAAAATTCTACGTCTGGCGTATATGGAAAAACGCGGACAAATGGTTCCTATCACAAAAGTAAACGCCGTTAATTTTGCCTTCGGTCAGGAAATACGAACAGCTATCGAAGGACTTCGCTACCGATGCCTGGATAAAATAATGGGCGCAAAAAACAGACAGGAAGCAGATCGATTTTTTGAAAAAGAAATTAACGAAACGCTTAATTTATTATCCGATATCCAAAATCGTAAATTCGAATGATTGAGTTACTAGAAGACAAAGACTGCAGACTAATTTTAAAACCATTCGCCGACGGCCTTCGTCCGGTTCCGTTAATGACGGTTTCGGACTGGGCGAACGAATATCGTTTTTTAACTTCTGCTTCTTCTGCGGAACCAGGACGCTATCGAGTTTCCAGAATGCCATATAATAGAAAAATAATGGACACCCTGGGAAAAACTTCCGATATCCAGGAAACGATCTATGTTAAGTCTTCCCAGGTCGGCGGAACGGAATTAGGTAACTGTTGGGTGGGTTATACTATACATTTAGATCCTGGGCCGTTTATGTTGGTTATGCCTACCGACGACGCGATTAAAAAAAATTCGCGGACCAGAATTAAACCTATGATCGAAAGCAGTCCGGTATTAAACGAACGAATAAAAGCTGTCGGATCCAAAGACGCAGAAAATACCATAAATAATAAATCTTTTCCTGGTGGTGCCTTAATGATGGTCGGTGCGAATTCACCGACGCCGTTAAGTTCGACGCCTATAGCTAAATTAATGCTAGACGAAGTCGACCGTTATCCGTTGTCGGCAGGTGAAGAAGGAAGTCCGGTCGAACTAGCTAGGGCTAGAACTAGGACTTTTGCGAATCGAAAAATTTTAATGATATCTACACCAACGAACGAAGGTATTTCTGTTATCTGGGCGGAATTTCTTACTACAGATCAGCAGTATTATTTCGTTCCGTGTTTACACTGTAGCGAATTATTTATTCTGAAATTCGAATGTCTTACCTGGGCGGACGGGCAGCCAGAAACCGTAAAGCTAGCCTGTCCGAATTGTGGTGGACTTCATGAAGAAAAAGACAAAACAGCCATGTTCGAAGAAGAAGGATATTCGGAAGAAGGCCGCGCGAAATGGATATCGACTGCAGTTTCTGAAGATCCGCGAAAAACTGGGTTCCATGTGTCGTCGTTGTATTCACCTGCGGGTATGTATTCCTGGGAAGAAATAGTTCGCGACTTTTTAAAAATTAAAGGCGACACCAACAAAGAACAGACTTTTATCAACACTGTACTAGGCGAAACTTTCAAGGTGTCTGGTGAAGTTCCAGATTTTGAAACGCTTTATAACAGACGCGAATCTTATCAAATTGGAACCGTCCCGGAAGACGTCTATTTTTTGACTATGGGTGTAGACGTTCAGGTCGATCGTTTAGAATGCGAGGTCGTCGGGTGGTGTATTGGAAGGATAACTTATTCAATCCAGTATAACGTACTGGTCGGAGACACTTCAAAAGACGATGTTTGGGAACAGTTAAAAGAATTGATAAATAAACATTTTGAACATGCGGACGGTTCGCTTATGCCTATAAAACTAACCTGTGTCGATTCTGGATATAATACTAAAAAAGTTTACGACTTCTGCCAAACTATGGGTTACGATCGCGTAATTCCAATTAAAGGAATGGACAGTCTGGACGTTATGGTTTCTTATCCAAAAGTTTTAAACGTGGCGAAGTCTGGAAAAAAAATCGGATCGGCTAAAGTTTGGGGATTGGGTGTGTCGATGTTAAAATCTGAATTATACGGATTTCTAAAATTGAAGGCTATAGAAGTAGAAAACGGACCAGATATATATCCGGCGGGATATTGTCATTTTCCAGAATACGATCGTAATTATTTTAAAATGCTCACGGCCGAACAGCTGCAAATGTTGAAAAATAAAAAAACTGGAAAAGTAACTTATCAGTGGGTAAAAAAACAAGAACGAAACGAAGCGTTAGACGTTCGAATATATGCCAGGGCAGCCGCTTTTATAATTGGGATCGATCGATTTAAAGAAGCCACCTGGGAAAAGATAAAATCTACTTCCAGGGTTTATTCGAAGTCACCAGAAACGCCTTCAGTAAAAAAGCCACCGAAAAAAAAATCAGACTTCTGGAATAAAAGACATTAAATTTTATATATTTACTGCAAATTTTATCTTATGGCATGCACAAAATACACTATAGAACAGTATAATTCCTTGATGGAAGCTATCGCTCTAGGTGCGACAGAAGTCACCTACGGCGATAAAAAAGTTTCTTATAGAAGTCTGGACGACATGATTCGTTTACAGATGTTAATGGAAGCATGTCTATTCCCGCAAAACAATAAAAACAACGGCCGTAAATACGTTTCTTTTTCTAAAGGGACTGAATGCGGCAGAAGACGCTATTAATATATGAATCTATTAGATAAAGCAGTTTCGTTTATTTCACCAAAGACAGGACTAGATCGTGCAAAATTTCGCGCGCAGTTAAAAGTTTTAAATTCCGCTAAAAGATCCTATGACGGGGCGACACGTGGAAGACGTGGCGACGGGTGGTCTGGTTCTGGATCTAACAATCAAAACCAGGATATCCAGAAATCGCTGTCTGCACTTCGCGAACGTTCGATCGACGGATACAAAAATAATTCTACTATATTCAAAGCTATTCGAACTATTCAGAATAACGTAATAGGAACCGGTATAATGCCGACGCCTGTCGCACTTCCTGGCGAAAAACCTTTGTCAAAATCAGAATTAGCAAAAGTAAAAGCGTCCTGGGAATGGTTCGTTAAAAATTGTGATTTCGACGGATTTTTTCAGTTCTACGGAATGCAGTCTATGTCTATGCGAAATATAGCTATGCAGGGCGAAATTTTTGTGGTTCGTCAGCGTGACGCAAAATCCCTGGTTCCGTTCAAATTGCAGGTTATGTCGCCACATATGTGCGACCACCAAAAATCCGGATACATGCTAACTGAACGCCCGGATCATTATATCGTGCAAGGCGTAGAGTTTGACGCTCGCGGACGCAAAGTAGGTTACTGGCTTTATGAGTATAACCCGAATAACGAATTCGTTATCCGTTTGGCTCCGAAGTTTGTTTCTGTTGACGATGTTATCCAGGTTTTTTATAAAGAATATCCAGAACAGGTTCGCGGAATTCCGTTCGGAACTTCTGCTATGCTTAACATGCGCGACCTGGCCGACTACGAAGACGCACAGTTAATGCTTCAAAAAGTAGCAGCGTGCCACGTTGCCTTCACTACAAAGCCTGCGGCCGAAGACGGACTGGGCGGTGACGACGAAGACAGTTCGGTCGACCACATGGAACCGGGACTTATACAACACATGGCACCAGGCGAAGAAGTTACTTTTAACAAGCCGCCGACGCCTTCCAATTATTCCGAATATGTTTCTAAAAACCAACAGAAAAACGCTGCAGGTTACGGAATAACTTACGAACAAATAACCGGCGACCTTTCAGGCGTGAACTTTAGTTCTGGCCGTATGGGTTGGATCGAAGCACAAAGACAGATCGAAGACTGGCAGTATAATTTATTTATTCCGCAGTTCTGCGAAAAAATCTGGACATGGTTTATTGAAGGACTTATAATTAAAGGAACTATTAACAGAACTATAGGCGCAGACTGGACACCACAGGGCCGCGAAATGATAGATCCAGTTAAGGAAATGAACGGTTTAATTCTAGAGTTAAAAACCGGTTTAATATCATGGACAGAAGCCTGCAAACGTCGAGGTTATAACCCGGACGTTTTATTCGAGCAAATAAAAACTGATAAAAAAATGTTTAAAGATGCAGGAATCGACGTAGAATGGATTATCGAAAACGAATCTAAAATCGCTTCGGATCCGAATACGCCGGCAGATGCTGCAGGGACTTTAAACGCAGAAGACCTTAAACGAGTTTTAGACGCTTACGGTGTTGGTGTTCGTGCCGGTACCATAACGCCTACACCAGAAGACGAAAAATATTTCAGAACATTAGCTAAATTCCCGGATATGGGTGACGCAGTGATCGCAGCATGGAAGGAAGAAGGAAATATTCGACGTCCAATAACTATAACGCCGCCGTCTTCGGAAGAAGCACCGGCGTAATATTTTATTCCATAGTAAAAAATTTTTAATAAAAAAGTTAATTAATAAAAAAAAATAATATATTTGTAGCATGTCAGATAAGAAAAAAATCACGAAACAAATTCCTACGCAGCGAACCCGCGCAGAATTTGTCGCCGACAGTTTTAACGAAACCGACAGAACTGTCGAAGTTATTTTCGCCACAGAAACTGCGGTCCGTACGTTCGACTGGGACGCATACGAAATGGTCGACGAAATTCTGGTATGTATGCCAGAAAACGGTGACTTAACACGTTTAAATAATGGTGCGCCTGCGCTAGACAATCATAATAGATACGGAAAAACAGCCGATACTGTTGTGGGTGTTGTGGAATCTGCTCGATTCGAAAATAACGCAGGTATTGCGAAAATCAGATTCGGGAACACCGAAGACGATACGAAGCTAATGGAAAAAGTAAGGGACAAAATAGTGACAGGTGTTTCTGTTGGTTATAACGTCCAGGAATACCAGGTAACACGATCAGAAGACAAACGTCCACAATATCGCGCTACAAAATGGGAAGCCACAGAAATTTCGTTCACGCCTGTACAGGCCGACATTAATTCCCGCGTAAGAAATAACGAAAACGAACCTGCACACCAGGTAGTTATCGAAGACGTTACGCCAGAAGCTACAACTACAGAAGAAACGCCTGCAACTGAAGAAACTACAGAAGAAGAAGCAGCAGAAGAAACTACCGAAATCCAAAACGAAAATAATAATAACAATAAAAACAGCACAATGACTGAAGAAGAAAAAAGGGCGGAAGCCGAAAAAACCCGTTCGGCCGCAGCGAAAGCTGAACGCGAAAGAATTTCAGGGATCAGAAAGCATGTCCGCGCCTTACAACTTCCGGACACATTCGCAGATGCCCTTATCGAAGACGAAACCGTTACAGATGCAGCTATCGCAGGACAGCGCGCACTTGAAGAATGGGAAAAAGGAAATCCATTGAATGCGAAACCAAACGCAGGACAGGACAACACAGCGGCAGACAAAAAACGCGCTGCAATGGCTAACGCGTTAGCTATTAGAGTAAATCCTTCTGCAGTTACTGCTATGGGCGAAGAAAACGCCAGGGCAGCTGCAGATTACAAAGGAATGAGTTTCTTACGTTTTGCGGAAGAAGCACTTATCCTGGCAGGTACGAATACGCGTGGAATGACTTCCCGCGAAATTGCTACGGCTGCACTGGGTGGAAAAGTTCGTGGATTACACCACACTACAGACTTTCCTTTGCTATTGTTGGATACGGTTAACCGTACTTTGTTAGCACAATACGCGCAGCAACCTAGAACATTTATGGTATGGGCCAGACGTGCAAGTATTGCGGATTTTAGACCGATTTCTAGAGTACGTTTGTCTGAAATTTTAGGCGACTTACTAGCTGTAAAAGAAGGTGAAGAATACAAATACGCTACTTTAAGCGAAGCGGGCGAAACCTATAAACTAGGGAAGTTCGGTCGTATTATCGGCGTAACTTGGGAAGCTATTGTTAACGACGACTTATCGGCTTTTAACAGAATTCCACAGTCTTTCGCTTCGAAAGCTGCTATTAAGCAGACTAAATTAGTATATGATACTATTTTGTCTAACGGATTCGCGGCTATGGGTGACGGAAACGCTTTATTTTCTGCGGCACATGGTAACTTTACCGGTACAGCAGCAAATCAGACTGCAGGTGGTACAGAATTAACCGAAGCAAATTTAGATGTAGCTTATCAGTCATTTATGCAGCAAAAAGACGCTGCAGGTGATCTTATCAACGTAACGCCGAAATTTTTGGTCGTAGGACCTAAAAACGCTACGCGTGCTATGAAATTGACTTCTGCAAATTACACGCCTAACAGCCAAATGGGACAGCCTTTAGCGCAGTCTTTAGGATTGCAGGTTGTAGTAGATAGTAATATCACAGGTCTACAGTGGTTCCTTATCGCAGATCCAAACCAAATCGACACTGTCGAATATGCGTTTTTGGACGGCGAAGAAGAATTGTTCATCGAACAGCGCGAAGGTTTCAATATCGACGGGATCGAAATTAAAGCCAGAATGGTATTTGCTGCAAAAGCTATCGACTGGCGCGGTGTTTACCGAAATAACGGTGCTGCATTGACTTAAAAAAACTGGGCGGCTTCGGTCGCCCTTTTATAACTTTAAAGATAACTAGCGGATTTCCGCATAAAAAAAATAATTAGAATGAAAAATTTTGTTCAAAAAGGCGAAACATTATTAGTTCCTGCAATTGCGGGCGCGATTACTTCAGGCGCTATTGTTACAGTAGGTGCTACAGCCGGAATAGCTGCAGGATCTTACGCTGTAGGCGAAGACGCTGTAGTTAACATGTGCGGCGTTTACGCTGTGCCGAAAGTAGCTTCGGGTGCTATTGCACAGGGCGCAAAACTTTATGTTATTTCTGGTGAAGCAGGAACGACTGTAGGATCTAACGTATTTCTAGGTTATGCCTGGGATGCTGCAGCAGACGGTGCGGGAACTGTTAACGTTCTTTTAGCTAGATAATAAATGGGAAATATATTCGATTCGCTTAAAACAAAGGCCTTTGATGTAATCACCCATGTAATGGGTTACGACGCCACCTGGGTTTCTAGCGAATCGGAAATTTCATTTACTGCGAAAGTAGGGTATAAAGATCCTTCGGAAAAACAGGAACTGTCCGGGATAGATTCATGGAATCCAGATCAGCCATTTATGGAATACCGAAAAGGGTTTTTTCCTGGTTTAAAAGAATCTGTCGATACTGGGAATTCGGAATTTGTTACTATTTCACAACATAACGAACCGTTAAATATTTTAGGATATTTTGCTGTAAGTGAAGTTAAAACAAAATACGACGGTGATACGTTTGTGGCTAGACTAATAAAAAAAGATATTCCGGTATGAATTACGAAGAACTAACGGACGAAGTAGTCGAAAGATTGCAACCATTTGCAGGAATCGGAATCGTAGTGGAACGTCTTCCAGAAACGGAATCGCAAAAAACACAGGTCGCACCTAACGAGGTAAGATTTACTGTTATAGCTGCCGGATCCGAATACGAAGGAACTAACAGCACTGCGCAGATAGTGCAGGACGAAAAAGTTTTTATACAGGTGTTGATTAGATCTACTTTTTTATATGGTCCTAAAGGCGTTTTAAATTTGGCTTCTGCTGTAAAAACAGCTTTAACAGGTTTTCGTCCACAAAATGTAAAACGATTACAGGTTTCTAAACACCATATTATCGGAAATCCTGGCGCGGAAAAAATAGACAATCTTTGGCATTATAACGTTATCTTTCAAGGCACTAGCCTACATGTTGAAAACTTTACCGAGGATTTATCTATATTATTAAAAAAAATCACTTATTTAGACGGAAACGAAACAGTTATAGTTCCGCCACAATCTTAAACAAATTTAAAACAGTATAAAAATGGCTTATTTACACGGTGTCGAAACCATAGAAATAGAACAGGCCGGAAGGCCAGTTACAGTCGTAAGATCCTCTGTGATAGCATTAGTAGGAACTGCACCAATAGGCGAAGCGAATACGCCTGTCCTGGTATTGTCGCCTAACGATGCGGCACAATTTGGACAGCAGCTTCCAGGATTTACAATCCCGCAGGCGTTGGACGCTATTTTCAAACAGGGGCCTGCTACTGTTGTAGTAGTTAATACTTTTGATAGTACGACTAATACAGCGCAGACCACGTTAGAATCTAAAACGATCACAAACGGTAAAATAAAACTAGATGCTGCGCCTATTGGTGAAGTAGATATTTTCCTTACTAATGGAACTACGCCTTTTACAGGTGTTGCAGACGTGGATTACAAACTAGACGCATTCGGAAACTTTACGGCATTATCTGCTGTGGCTGCTGAAGGGTTAGTTCTTAAATTCACATACAAAAAATTAGACGTAGGAACAGTTACAGCTGCGCAAATTGTAGGAACTAACGTTTCAGGCGTTAGAACTGGGACAAAGGTTTGGGAGTTAATTTTTAATACTTTTGGATTTTATCCAAAAATATTACTGGCTCCGGTATCTGTCGAACTTCCGGCAGTTGCTACAGAATTAATCGCACTGGCTCCAAAATATCGCGCTATAGCTTTAATCGATGCGCCTTCTGGAACTTCGGTAACTGCTGCAGTAGCAGGTCGCGGTCCGGCTTCGACTATGAACTTTAAAACATCTTCGGATCGTGCGTATTTATTAATGCCACATTTAAGCGTTTATGATTCGGATTCGAATTCAAATCAGAATAGACCTTACAGTCCATTTATGGCCGGTGTAATGTCTAGAGTAGACAATACAGAAGGTTACTGGGTGTCACCTTCAAATCACGAAATTTTCGGGATCGTTGGAACTGAATTCGTAGTTACGGCTTCGGTTAATGACGCGGATACAGAAGCAAATCTTCTAAATTCTGTCGGAATTGCTACTACGTTTACAGGTTATGGAACTGGGACACGCACCTGGGGAAATAGATCTGCTTCTTATCCTACTAGTACAAATCAGAAAAATTTTATTCCGATTAGAAGACTGGCGGATATCGTACACGAATCACTAGAACAGGCTTCACTTCAATTCATTGATAAAGCACTTACGCAGGCTCTTATCGATTCGATTCGCGATACTGGTAACGGTTTTTTTAAAACGCTTATCGGTCGCGGTGCATGTATGCCAGGAAGTAAGGTTATTTATAACCCTGCGGATAATTCGGCAGAAGAACTTGCTGCAGGACATGTAGTATTTGAATTAAGTTTCGCCGGTGCTTCGCCTGCAGAACGTATCACATTCAAGTCAGTAATTGACATCAACCTATTAACACAGTTAGTATAATGGCTATAATAGTAAACAGACTTACGAACGCAAACGTCTACGTAGACGGCGCGTCCCAATTAGGTAAGGCGGAAGAAGTAAACCTTCCGGACATTACTTTTATGATGTCCGAACATAAAGCACTGGGCCAAATCGGTAAAGTGGAACTTTTTTCCGGAATCGATAAATTAGAAGTAACCATTAAATGGAATGCTTTTTACGCAGACGTTTTAAAGAAATTCGCAAACCCGCGCAAAATGTTGAAATTACAGGTCCGCGCTAGTTTGGAAACTTACGATTCTTCTGGATTGACACAGGAAGTTCCCTGCGTTGCATATCTTACGGTACAGCCTAAAAATTTCCCTGCAGGTAATTATAAACAGCACGATAACGTCGAAGCTACTTCGAAGTTAACCTGTACTGCTTATAAACTAGAAATCGACGGCGAAGAAGTTATCGATTACGACGCACTAGCTAACGTTTACAGCGTTGACGGTGTAGACGTGTTCGCGACTTACCGTTCGAATATTGGTGGATAAAAATATATGCCGCCTTCGGGCGGTATTTGTTTAAAATAATTATTAACGCTTAAATACTATTATGTCAAATTTAAAACCAAAACCAAAGACGCCGGCAGCTAACGAAAAAGCTAATACGGCCAAAAAAAATCCTACATTTAAACTTCCAGTATCTGGATTAATTGTAGAAAAAACACCTTTCAAAGGGAAACACGTTCGCGAAGCGCAGCGTATTGTAGACGGCGACGCCACTAAAGCACAGTTCGCTATTATAACTGTAGCCTGTTTAGTAGACGGAAAAAAAATAGTGATTGAAGACCTGGACGAAATGGACGGCGAAGACGTAATGACTATGATCGCACACTTCGAAAATCTTTTCTCTTAAAGCCGGAAGAACTCGTTTTTCTGGCGCATTTTTCGAACACGTCGTTAACTGATTTATTCGAATGGGAACTTTACGAATTATGCTACTGGTATAATGAATCCGTAAAAGTTCACAACGAATTAAACGAAACAAAGGAATAATAACAGGCCGCACCGAATAACGGTAGCGGCTTTTTTATAAAATTATGGCTAAAAAATCTTTTGAAGTAGCGTTAATATTGTCGGCTTCCGACAAAGCATCCAGAGTAATTTCCGGAATGACAGCTAACGCTGAAAAGCGAATCGGCAGTCTTTCGAAAATGGGCGACAAAGCGTTCGCGTTCGGACGTGGCGCAGCTGTATTCGGTGGCGGAATAATAGCCGGTTTAGGACTTACGGTAAAAGCTGCAGAAGACAGCGAAATCGCAAACAGACGTCTGGAATCTACGTTTAAGACTATGGGCGAAACCACCAACCAGGCAGCAAAAGAAGCGGAAGACTACGCCAGTAAATTACAAATGCAGATCGGCGTCGAAGACGAAGAAATACAAATGGTCCAGTCTAAATTAGCCACCTTTAAACGTGTGTCTGACGAAGGCGCGCGCGCTTCTGGTGTGTTTAATCGCGCGACCGCCGCCGCTTATGATTTGCAGGCTGCCGGATTTGGTGAAGCATCACAAAACGCCGTATTATTAGGTAAAGCGTTACAGGATCCTGCCAAAGGTGCTACGGCACTAGCGCGAACTGGTGCGTTAAACAAATCGGATATTCCTTTAATTAAGCAGATCCAGGCCACCAAAGGTCTAGGCGCAGCGCAGGAATATGTTTTAAAGAAAGTCGAAGCACAGGTTAAGGGACAGGCAGTAAACACAGCCACTTCTGCTAATAAAATGAAAGTTACGTTCGCAGAAGTAGCCGAAACACTCGGAAAAACATTACTTCCACAAGTTCAGAAAATAATGACACAAGTAGGCGACGCAGCAAACAGATTTAACGCCTGGTCGCAGCGTAATTCTGGACTAGTTTCTACTATTACAGGCGTAGTCGGTAAAGTAGGACTTTTGTCGTTAGCTGTTTCTGGTCTTTCGTTTGTTTTCGGTGGATTGTTTAAAGTTATAGCGTTCGGAATGAATATTTATAAATTAGCCAGGGTAGCTTCTATAGCTTACACTGCAGCCACCGCAGCAGGTGCCGGAATAACTGGCGGAATGACTGCTGCAGTAACTGCTTTAAATTTGGCATTTTTAGCGAATCCTATAACCTGGATAATTATCGGAATTGTAGCACTAGTAGCAGCGGGTTATTTATTAATTAAAAACTGGTCCAAAGTTTCTGCGTTTTTTTCTAACTTATGGGCCGGAATAAAAACTATGTTTTCAAACGCCTGGAACTGGATAAAAAATATATTTCTTAATTACACGCCGCACGGGTTAATAATTAAACACTGGGATAAAATTTCGGGTTTTTTTACTGGGTTGTGGGATAAAGTAAAAAAAATATTTTTAGGTTTTATAAATGGAATTCTATTCCTTCCTAAAACATTTTTAAAATTAGGCGTCGATATAATTTCGGGTTTATGGAACGGAATAAAAGCAAAAGCGACAGCGTTATTCGATTATGTCAAAGGTATAGGATCTAAAATAGCTTCGACGTTTAAAAACGTTTTAGGAATCGCTTCGCCGTCTAAAGTTTTTATGGATTACGGCGTAAATATTACTGAAGGCGCAAAAAAAGGAATCGAAAAAGGTTCGCCTTCACTGGCTGCAGCTTCTGGCGGAATGGCTAAAGGAATAAAACCTGTTTCCAGTGGTGGAAGATCTACTGGTGGCGGCGGAATGACTATAAACTTTGCGCCTGTAATAAGTGCCGGCGGAAATTCGCAGGATATTTTATCACAATTAAAGGCATACACGCCACAGCTTATTCGCGAAATAGAAGCGGCACTGGAACGTAAAAAAAGACTTTCGTATTAATAAATAACATATATTTGAAGCATGTACGCACAACTAGGAACTATACGATTCGAAGGTTCGAAAGGTTTTTCTTCTTTAGAAGAATCTTTCGCAGTAAATTACGCACAGCATGAACGAATCAAAAGTAAACCACGCCTGGAACGCGTGGGCGACGTTTTAGACACTATTTCTTTCGAAATGCTATTACATTCGCAGTTCACGGATCCGGAAGCGGATATCGCTATTTTACGCGATTACATGCAGAACGGCGAAATCCTTCCGCTTATCCTGGGAACAGGCAAAGTTTTAGGGAATTTTGTTATTCCTAGTTTTACGAAAACTACAGAATTTACAGATCCTTCCGGGAATTTAATTTCTGTTTCTTTGTCGGTGGAACTTTTAGAATCGTTTAGCGAAGATCCGCTTCGAGAATCTAACGACCAGGCAAAAAACAGCGCGTTCGCCACCAAATCCAGAAATTCGGAAGTAAGATCTATTATTCCGCCGAAACCTTCGCCTGCTACTTCTTTGACTGCGGATATATCAAAAATGGAAACTTCTGGATTAAAAATAGAACAGCACGCAGAAGCTGCAGAAAAAAATCCGGCCACATTTGAATATTATTCCGGAAAAGTTAGCCAGGTTTTAAAGCAAATCGAACAGAATATAACAAACGTTCAGACTGCCATATCTGTTTCGCAGGATTTAAGTAACGGCGCGCCTTTGCTTCCTTCGGCTTTACAGGGTGTTTATACTAGTGTCCAGAATATAACTGGAATTTTGCCAATTTCGGACATAAATTCATTTAAGGAACTTACTAAACAGTTAAGAAATAGCATTTCTATAGTACAAAACGCAAACATAAATAACAGCAATCAGTCAATAATTAGAAGAAAATAATATGGCATTTACTGAATATGTAGTAAAACAGGGCGACAGGTGGGACACTATCGCTTTCAAGGCCTACGGTGACGCTTCACTAATTGAAGGTATTATCGAAGCTAATTTATCCGTAGTTATTTCGCCAGTCCTAGAAGTAGGAACGCGATTAGTAATTCCAATACTGGAAGACGGGGACATACAACTGGATAGCGAACTTTTACCACCTTGGAAACGATGATAGATATAAACGGAAAAAAAATAAAAATAGGAGATAGAGTAAGCACATTGCAACCTTCAGGTGGGTTATTTACTCCTGCCGGGAAAACTATTGGGATTGTTGAAAATTACGAAACGTCTTGGAACACTATCGAGTTATGTATAAAATACAGAAAAAACAATCAAAATTTTGATAGATTTATTTTGCTTAATGGAAAAATAAACGAAATATTAGATTAAAAATGAAAGTACCTGTAACTGGATTTACAGTGTTTTATAACACTAAAAATATTACGGCAGACATTGCTAAATACATGCTGTCGATTACTTATAAAGATAAAACGCACGGCGAATCTGACGAAATAGAAATCGAACTAGACGACGTAGACGCGTTGTGGCAAAATAACTGGTATCCAGAAAAAGGCGCAAAACTTACGGTTACTATAGGCCTTCTTAAATGTGGCGTCTTTGAGATTGACGAAATAGAGATTAAAGGCCCGCCTTCGACGGTTAATATTCGCGGAATGGCTACCGGCATAAAATCCAGTCTTCGAACTAAAAAATCTGACGCGCACGAAAACAAAACGTTAAAACAAATCGTCGATAAAATAGCCATAAAAAATAACCTTACTGTACAGGGTGAAATCCCGGAAATAACTATCGGACGCGTTACGCAAAATAAAGAAACTGACCTGGCGTTTTTAAAACGAATAGCCGGAATTTACGGAATCGTTTTTTCTGTTCGGGACCAGGTAATTACTTTTACGTCTGTCTATACTTTGGAAAAAAGAAACGCTTCTTTTGTATTGGACGTTACAGATTTGGCTAATTATTCACTAAAAGATAAATCAGATCCGCCTAAAACTTCGAAGTCTGTTCATGGAAACGCAAAAGGAAATGCTAAAATTGAAACTAATTTAGATTTTGAAAAATATAAATCGGAAAATCCACAGTATAGCGCGCCTTCGAGTTCTTCTGGTGATTCTCAAACAGACTATTCTTATTCTGAAAATAAACAACAGTCAGAAGCAAAAGCAAAAGCAGTAATGCACCTGTCGGCAGCAAATCAATTTGAAGGAACTATCGAGATATCAAATTCGGAATTTTACGATTTGGCAGTAGCAGGAAATAATTTCCAGTTAAACGGTATCGGAAAACTATCTGGAAAATATAATATTAAAACCAGTTCCCACAAAATAGACAAAAGCGGCGGACGTGTTGTGGAATGTGAAATAAAACGCCTGCAGACGCCTGTTAAATCTACGCAAATAACCACTAAAAAGAAGAAAAAGCCACAGCCGAATAACGTTCCTGTTTTTCGCGAAAGCCAGGTTTTTAAAAAACCAGGTGATAATACAGGAATTTATGTAAAGAGGTGATAAAAATTTATTACTTTTGAAAAATGTTAAGATTTGGAAATATAACAGAAGTAGATCCAGTTACCGGTTACGCCCGTGTAACTTTTTTGGACGACGGTATCGTGTCGGCACCTTTACAGGTTCTGGTCCGTGCTGCGATCCAGGATAAAGACACTTTTACTTTCAATATTAACGAACAGGTAGCGGTTTTAATGGACGAAAATTCTGTCGAAGGTGTTATTCTGGGCGCGTTATTTAATGATAAAACGAACCCAGGATCTGGCAGCGGTGCAGGAATTTACAGAATGAAATTTTCGGACGATTCGTTTATCGAATATAATAAAAACACGCACGAATATAATATAAACGTACAGGGCAAAGTAAACATTATTTCCAATGGCGAAACTCACGTCGAAGCCGAAACTGTAAGCGTAGAAGCGCAGCAGGTTTCTGTCGATGCGGATACGGTAGCAGTTACAGCAATAGCAGTAAGTGTCGATTCTAACGAATTGGAAATTACTTCGCCGATAGTAAATATTGAAGGCGTCGTTACTGTTTCTGGATCCATGACGGTATCTGGCGCAGTAGCTGCCGCTTCGATATCTGCGCCTTCGATATCTGGACCAGGTGTTTCCATGTCTGGCGGAAATCTGGAAGCTACAGGCGAACTTAAAGGCGCAACAATAACAGACGGAACTATAGATCTAGCCGCGCACAAACATACAGGCGTACAAACTGGCGGCGGAACTTCTGGACCTGCAACACCTTAAAAAATGGCTACAAAATTACAGGACATTCGCGCTACAAACTGGCAGTTATCCAGGACTACAATCGGACAGGTAGTTTCCGGAATCGAAGACATACGTCAATGCGTGGGTATCATATTAACAACAACGAAAGGCAGTGTTCCATTAAATCCGTTATTCGGATCTGATATCTGGCAATTTATAGACAGACCGGTTTCGACTGCTGTAGCTAATATAGCGGCCGAAATATTGGATTCGATAGGTAAATGGGAACAGCGTATTTTAATAAAAAACCTTACGCACAGAATAACCGGTTCCAGAATTGATTTTTCACTTACTTTTACTTTGTTGGAATCGTCAGAGGTAACGGAAATACTTTTTTACATAGACAGACAGGCAGAAATAGAAGTGGAAGTTCCACCTATCGGAAGGAATTTTAGTAACGGTTTCGATTTTGGATTTAATTAATTTATAGTCATGGCATATACACAGGAAGAACTAGTTTCGATAATAAATACTTATATAATCGACAATAATATACTAGCTATAAATCCCGCAAAAATGCGGGAAGTTTTAATCGCTATAGCTACTTCAATGAATACCGGCGGAAGTTCTTCGCCTACAGCACGCGCGCCTATTTTTTACGATCCATTTACAAATCAATTTACATTTAAAAGTCTAGGTGTTGCTGCAGAAGGAACTGACGAATATACAGCGACCATTGAAGGACTTACTTCTTTGGAAGAAGGTTATTATTTTTTAGCAACATTTGAAAATCCGAATACAGGTGTCGCTAGAATGAATTTAAACGGTTTGTCTGACGATCCTATTTTAAAAAATTATGATACGCCAGTAGCTGCGGGTGACTTAACAGGTTCTATGTTTTTAGTGTATGACGGCGCAAACTGGGTTGTAGTCGGAAGTGTCGGTTCTGGCGGCGGATCAGTTCCAACAAAAACAAGCGATTTGATAAACGACGGTGAAGACGGAACGAATAAGTTTATTTCGTTGTTGGATTTACCTAGTAATTTAATACTTTATCCTACTACTGTAGCTAGTGATATTTCCGGCTATTCAAAAATGGTTATGGATATTCACGATCCATACTTTAATACTACAGCAGTAAATGTCAGTACTGGATCTATAACTGGAATGGCTCAATTAATTTCTAGTTTAGCCACTGCTGCGGGTCTTATAGACGGGAATCCTGGTGTTTTTAATATTACTACAATTGGAAATATTACAAGAACTGCTGGAAGTGGTACTGCTGAATTTTTCTTTAGAGTTTATAAACGTAATTTGGCAGGGACTGAAACTTTAATAGCGGAATCTAGTAATACTATACCAGTTACAAATAGTGGTTATTCGGAATTCTCGGCTACTGCATTATGGGACGACGGCGTATTTTTGCTAACCGATAGAATTGTAATTAAATACTACGCTAATAGAATTTCGGGTGGTTCAAATCCTACTTATAATTTTCAGTTTGGCGGTAGTTCGCCCGTTAGAAGTTTAGTTCCTATTCCTTTAAGTGTTGTGCCTAATAATGGAATTCCTTTAAGCGGAACAATTAGCGGAAGTCCTATTACTGGTGATTTGGAATTATCAGGAGATGGAGATCCTTTAGGATTTTACACAGGAGATGGTGGAGATAATTACGCTAAGTCTGGAACTAATCCAGACTATTACCCTTATATGGAAAATGTTACAGAAGGTGTAACATCAAGTTTCAAAGTTCAAGATGATGCAACATATTTAAATTCAGCAAACACCAATTATAGAGGATTTGCTGGAGGTCAAGATTTTTCATCCAACCTAAATGATTTAGACTACCCTCAAAAGATTTATGTAGATACTAAATTAAATGAAAAACAAAGTATTATTTCTAATTTTAACCATATTGGAGCTTCAACAAATATTTTGTCATCTGGAACTTGGGATGCTAATATTAGAGAAATAGGAAATATTTTGAGAATTGATGATAATAATCTAATTTTAGTTTACACAGGCACTACAATTCCATATACTCATGGTGTTTCAGAATTTGTTGGATTAGCTAAATCTAGCGATAATGGATTAACTTGGGTAAAAGGGGGTGTGTTGGGCGATGGTAAAATAATTAATACCCCAAGTGAAGATCCTTATATAGTTAAAAATCCAAGTAATAGTAATTATCATATTTATTGCGAGAAAAAAGATAGTGCTTTAACTTATAAACACGCAGGAATTGAATTGTTTACATCTTCAGACTTAATAACTTGGACTTCTCAAGGAATTGTTTTAGATAAAAATGTTTCTAATGCTTGGGAAACAACCGATGTTTCAAGCCCTACTGTTATAATTGAAAATGGAACTTGGAAAATGTATTATGAGGGTAGAAGTTATACTGCAACACCTAATGCAGGAGTTGTTTGTTTAGCTACTTCTACAGATGGAATTAGTTGGACAAAATCAGGAAGTAACCCACTTATTTATGGTAGTCAATGGTCAAACTCGCCAATAGTAGATTGGTCTATTTATATTGTTCCAGATGATATTATTAAGAGAAACGATGAATATTTCTTAACTTGTCACACTTTTAATGGGATTGAATTTGTTGAAGCTATTTTAGTTAGTACAGATGGAATTACTTGGAAAGATAATTTAGGCACATATATAACTAATCAAGATAACAACAATTATTCTGGGGATGGATTTATGTTTTTTGAAAATAAGTTAGTTTGGAATGATTTAACAAATATTTATCTTGGGAAAGCAACTATAAATCCTTATAATAATAATGTTTATTCCGAAAGAACGCTTACGGGGGATTTTGATGAAATTATATCAAACAATAAAAATGAATTTATTCGTTGTGCAATAACTTCTAATTCTACAAGAATTTTAGGTAGAAATACAAAAAGTAATAAAGGAGTCCAGAAAACTATTTTTAATGATAGTATATATAATCTTACAATAGATTTAGCAACTGGTGTTTTAGTTAATGGGTCAACTTCTGATATTATAATTCCTAAAGGAGGAATTTTAAATATTGTTGGAACTGGTGTTAATTCGTGGCAAATTTTTGAAAATAGTAATTTATTACACGCAATAGGTAATGAAACTAAAACTGGAGTTTTAACTTTCCCCAGTTACTATGGGTTTTTCTTAAGCGATAGACATTATATTTGGCATAGACCAGATCTAGGAGGAATGACAATTTCAACAGAAGATGTTACTGGCTCAAGCCTTTTTATAAAAGATTCAAATGGTTATATTGGAATTTTAAAAACTACACCCTCAGAAGCATTAGATGTTAATGGAAATGGTAAATTTTCAGGAGATATAGAAATAACAGATTCCACAAAAGGAATAATTTTAAAAGACACTGTTTTAGGTACAAGACATAGAATAACTCTTGTAAGTGGGGTTTTGACTGTTTCAACAGCTTTATAATAGTTATTAATCAAAGAAACATAAAAAATGGAAAATATAAAAGAACTGATAAAACCAATTTTAGCATTAATAGTTGTGATTTGTTCATTTACATATTTTTTTGTGTGTTTGTTTTCAAATCACAAACCAGACCCACAAATTATAATCGCAATTGTAGCATCACAACAAATCCCAATGAATTACTATTTTGGTAACTCATCTGGTTCAGCAAAAAAAGACCAAATTATAAACGAACAATTAAACAATAAAAATTAGAAATTATGCCAGGAGTTCCGCCCTGTGGTTTAAAATGCCGGATTAATCAGGCAGCCACATTTGTAAAAGAAAGTAAAAAATCTATTCTTATTTATTCAATTTTTTTAATATTTATTGGTGAAGTTATATCTTATTTTTTAAGATACGAAAAAAACTACGCCTGTAAAATTTACCCAATGATATCACAATTAGAAATGTTCTTACTTTTATTTTCATTGTATTTATGGAATGAAAAATTAAGGTTTTGTTTCAGAAAAATACTAGCTACTTTGTTTTTATCTTTTTATTTTTTATTTGGATTTTTGGCAATAGTTTTTAACTTTACAGATAATGAATACACCACTATAATTTCCTGCGGACTTTTGGCGGTTTCGATTTTAATATTTACAGCATCACTTTTTAATAAATTAAAATAATGGATAAAAACCAAATCACAGCAGTATTATATAGTTTAGTGGCAGTTTTAGAAATTAACGAAAAAGTACTTTTTTGGTTTTTTGTCATTATGGGTTTCGATATGTTTTTCGGGGCCGTTAAATCGGTAGTCGTTCCGGAATTAAGTTTTTCTACTAAAATGTTTTTTTTCGGATTGTTGCGAAAACTCACTTTGTTATCATTAGTTTTATTTGTAGCAACTTTAGCGAAGGGATTAGGATACAAAGACATGACCGAAGTTACTACTAAAATAATACAGGTTTTAATGATAACCGAATCGATATCGGTATTCCATTGTTTCAAATCGATAATGACCTTCAAAGAAAGTAGGGCGAAGGATTTTATCACTATGTTAATTGAAGGCGCCATTAAGTTTCTAGGTAATAAAATCGAAAAGATAGCCAAAGCAATGAATGAAAATAATTCCTGCTTTTAAAATAGTGAAATTAAAAATACATACATTTGTAAAAAGCAAATAAAAAATACTAAACAATGGCTATAGATAATCTTCCGGATCCGGAATTTATAAACAGAGATCCCGCCACTATTATAGCGGAATGTATCGCAGATTACGAAGCGAGAACTGGGCGGACTTTGGAACCGGCACAGATTGAAACTCTAATAGTCGGCGGAACGTTCCCTTATCGTGAACTATTAGTTAGAAATCAGATCCAGGACGCAGCAAAACAGAATCTGCTAGCGTTCGCCCGTTTTCCAATTATAGACTATTTGGGCGACTTTCTAGGCGTTTCCAGACTTCCTTCGCAGTCTGCCAGAACTACACTTCTGCTTACACTTGTTGAAGGCCACGGCGATATCGTTATTCCTTCAGGTTTACGCGTACAAACAACTGACGGACGTGTTACATTTGAACTTATTCAGGACGTTTCGGTTTTGACTGCAGATAATACAGCTTCTGTTATCGCAATCGCGCAGCAGTCCGGAAAATTAGGGAACGACTACGCTCTGGGAACTATTTCTGTTATTCTAGATCCGCAGCCATATTTGTCGACAGCCGAAAACACTTCAGTTTCTGAAGGTGGGTCGGACGAAGAAACAGACGATCAACTTCGCGAAAGAATCCGTCTGGCACCGAACAGATTTTCGAACGCAGGACCAGTAAAAGCATATAAATTTTTCGCAGCTTCTGCGTCGCCGTTAATTATCGACGTAGCAGTTCCAGAACAGCCGGAAATACCAGGAACGGTTCGCGTGTATCCACTAGTCGAAGGACTGTCGGTAACACCTTCTGAAATTCTGGACGCAGTGGCCGCTGTTTTGAATGCCGACAAAATTAGACCGTTAAGCGATACAGTAGAAGTAATTTCGCCTACTGCAGTAACTACTTCGATAGTCGTTAACCTTACGCTGTACGAATCGGCTACACAGGAAGACGTTGTTCCAATTGTAGAAGCTGCACTGGAAGCGTATCGCGACGGCCGAAGAAAATTATTAGGACAGGACGTTGTCGTTAATCAGATCAGATCACTGTCTATGGTTGCAGGTGTTTACGACGCAGCAATCCCTACGCCCGCAGCGAATTTAGTAATAACAGAAACGCAGTTCGCGGACATTTCTAGTATAACCGTTAACGTAGTAGGTACAAATCCAGGATAATGAGTCAGACAAACGAAAATATACTTCCGGATTCTATCGCAGGCGTTCCACATTTGGCCGCCTTTGACGCCGTGGCTGCAGATCGTTTTAACGCTATCGAAATCGAAAACCTTCTGGTTTATATTGTAGACACTGTTTCGCCTTCCGCGCTTCCCTATCTAGCACACCAGTTCGATATCGAAGGATTTGCAGGTTACAAACTTGCGACAACAGACGAACAGCGTCGCGGAATTATAAAACAGGCTATCGAATTAAAACGATATTCCGGGACTGTGTGGGCCATAAAACAGGCTATGTTATTAGTCGGATACACAGACGCTACACTGGTAGAAGGAATTGATACAGGCAATCCAGACACAGACTGGGCGCGTTTCTCTATTTCGACAGAATTAGGCGACACGGTAGGCGTAGAAGGAACTTCGCAGACTTATTTAGCTAAATTAATACTGTCCTATAAACCTGCGCGTTCGTATCTAGAAGGAATCGCGTACACTATTGGAATTTCCGACATAATCGACGCGTTAAATGATATGCTTAACATAACTTACGAAGCACCAACTTTGGACGAAGACCTGGGATATATTGCCAGATTATACGACGGAACATTTAATTATGACGGATCGCAGAAATATCTAGAATCGCACGATACATTAACCATAAATATAGTAAACGTATAAAATTATGAATACAGATAAATTAAATCCATTAAAAGGCCGTTTCGAATTGCAGGTCGTTTGTGCCAAAACTGGCAAAATAATTGAAACGTATGTCGACGCGAACCTGGTAGTTAATAATGGGCGTACTGCAGTAATGCAATTACTAGGCGCGGCGTCTTCTACTAAAAAACTTTCGAAGCTATCTGTCGGAACTAATGGAACTGCGCCTGTAGGGACAGATTCTGCTATTACTGGCGCATTCACTAAAGCACTAGGTGCAGTTACTTATCCGACTATTTCTTCAGTACGTTTTGACTGGCAACTGGGCGCAGGTGAAGGAAACGGAATAGCTATTCGCGAATTCGGTCTTCTTTGTGACGACGATACACTTTTCGCGCGTAAGGTCCGCGAATTGATTAACAAAAATTCAGATATCATATTAAATGGTAACTGGACTATTTCATTTTAAAAATATATTACTATGGCAAATATTGCAGAAACGCCGGTATATACGGCAAATGTTTACGAATTAGCTACGACAGATCCTGTCGAAGGTGGTCCGGGCGGAATAGCTAACGCGCAGGCGCAAGCACTAGCAAATAGGACTGCTTATTTAAAAGCTGTTTTGGACGCTATGTGGCCGCCTTATTCTATTCGTGAAGTAGACGTTCCGGCTGCTTCGTTAACAGCCTACAAAGCTGCTAATTTTGACGGAACAGGACTAGGACTGTCGAACGGCCTTTGGCCTGGTTATGCTATTTGTAACGGTGCAAACGGAACCATGGATCGCGGCGGACGTGTTGCTGTAGGTGACGGAAACGGATACACTACAGGACAGATAGGCGGTAGTAAAGACGCTGTGGTGGTAAATCACACCCACGCAATGCCTTCACTAAATGTAACACTTCCACGCTCGGAAGCGGATAACGGGGAATTTGACGGCGATAGAGTGGTAATGTCGGACCTGCAACCCGCAGGAAGTTTTACTTATAATTCCGCTATAGCTGCCGGAAATACGAATGCTAGCGGTGTTTCCGGAACTGATAAAAACATGCAGCCATATTTAGTAACTTTATTTTTGATGAAATTATGATAACAACAGAAACGTTAATTAAGAAATACGGAAAACCAGATCCTAACGGCGGTTATTTGGTTTCAATCGATTTACCGTATCCGATGCGTTTAGCCTGGGACAAAAAAACGACGGTTAATAAAATGCGCTGCCACAAATTAGTCGCGAATAAATTTAAAGCAGTTTTTACCGAATTATTAGAAGTTTACGGACTTGAAAAAATCCAGGAACTAGGAATCGATTTATTTGGGGGTTGTTTTAATTTGCGAGTTATGCGCGGCGGATCGGAATATTCTCGACACAGTTGGGGCGTGGCTATAGATTTGGATCCTGAAAGAAACCTGTTAAAAGAAACTTCTAAAACAGCCAGATTCGCGCGTCCAGAATATAAAAAAATGATTGATATATTCTACAAACATGGATTCGTAAGTTTAGGCCGTGAAAAGAATTACGACTGGATGCACTTTCAAATAAAAGAATAGTATTTTAAAACCGTACATTTTGTGGCGGTTTTTTTTGTAAATATAAGAACCAAAAAAAGCGACCCGAAGACCGCTTTTAATGACTATTAACCAAAACCCAAAAACCATGAGGTTGTAAATATAATAAATTTGTTTTTTATTTTATAGTTATTTGTTGAAAATTTTAAAAATCGTCGTCTTCGTCTTTCGCTGTTTCGCTGTTATTCGTTGCAGGCTGTTCCTGCGTTATGATTTCGGCTTCCTGCACTTCTATTTCGTTGGTTTCTTCAGTTTCCTGTACGTCTTCAAAATTAGTATCCTGCGCGAAATTTTTTTCGACTACTTCTGCAGTGACAGCTTCGTTAAATTTAGAAATCGACTGGTTCGATCCTACGACTTCCAGATGTCCGATATCGACTATTTCGTCGGCTGTTTGAACGCCTGCTAAAACTTCCGGGCAAAACACACGGCAGAAAAAAGTAGCTGCACGATACATAAGCATTTGTTCCGGCATAGTCTTCCATTTGGAACCGTTTTTTTCTAGCCACCCTTCGGCGCGTGCTAGTTCCATAGAAACTTCAGTTCCGCGAAGTTCCTGTTTATTTGATTTCCTTACAGCCGTAGCGTAACATGACTGTCTGTCTTCAGAAAATACAAAATGCAGGGCGTCTTTAAATATTCCGGATCTGTTGATCGACATAATAACATATTCGGATTTCCACCCGGTATTCCCTTTTACGATTTGCATGTTCTGCATAACTTCCAGAACCGACTTACCTATTCGGTGGCTCATTTCCATAGCTACCATACAGTTAGGTAAATTATTTTTATAGGCGTCCGGAACCATTGTCGACTGTGACAAAGGAACGACCATTCGCTGCGCCTGTTCGAACGCTTCTTTGCTGTTGAATACAGACACTGCCTGCGATTCGTTTATTACTGCTAATTCTGACATAATTTATTTTTTTTTTAAAATTAAAACGGTAAATCGTCGTGTTCTTCTTCTTTGAAATCTGCCTGCGCCTGGAACGTTTGCGTCTGTGGCGTAGCTTGCGCGGGTGCCTGTGCCTGTGGTGCGGGTGCTGCAACGTGTGCTGGCATTATTGTTGAAATGCTCCACCCTTTAATCGAATTAAAATATTTCGTTTCGCCTTGTGGATTCACCCATTCGCGACCGCCTATATTAATAGAAACGTTTACGTTATCACCAGGTTTAAGCTGCGCCAGTTCGTTAGCGCATTTTCCCTGCGCGAATTCAATAGCGATAGTCTGCGGATACTGTTCGTCCGTTGTAATTACTAATTCCTGTTTTTCGTAGGAAGAAGTAACCTGTATTGCAGGCCCTACGACCTTAACTTTTCCTTTTATTTCTAATGACATATTTTTTTGCGTATCCCGCCGGAATTAAATTATTTTCGTTTTGCTATTATTGTTAATCCTGTCGGTCCAGTAACGCGACTTAACGCGACATACATTTGTCCTTCTGCGAAACACGGAAGCGTTAAATCGACCGTGACTTCGTCGAAAGTAAGTCCCTGCGACTTATGAATCGTGAGCGCGTAAGCTAGTTTTATCGGTAACTGTTCGATACTGCCTATTTCTTCCAGTTCTAGTCGATTTTCTTCGCGATTTAATACATATTCTTTTTTCGTGAATTTTCGCACTTCTAAAGCGTGTTTTACGTCGCCGACCTGGATAAAATATCGTTCGTCTTCTGTTCCTTCGTCTGAAACGTGAAACGTTCCTAAAGTTCCGTTAAAAAGATTATTATTTTTGCTGTTCGCCAGGTACATTATTTTACAGCCGTGCTTTACGTTAATTGTAGGTTCCAGGTTAAAATCTGCAGCTTTAATATTTCCTTCTACGGTAGCTTCAAAAGTGTACGTTTTTCCTTCAACTGAACTAAGGCCTTCCATGTTGTAACGCTGTACTGTAGCGTTATGTGGTGCCAGAATTATTCCTGCAGGGTCTTCTTTTACGAATTTACGGAAATAATCGTCTTTGCCCTTCTTACCGTCGCGAACCAGATTAAGATTTTCTATAAATTCCGGATCCGACTGTCGAAGCACTTCGTCCAGTTCGATATTTACGACGTTTAGTTTTTCGTAAATTTCTGCCTTCCACCATTCACAGCCACCGTATTTCTGAAGCATAACCGAAACCATGTTATCGTCGGCGACTATTCCTAACTGTTTCATGTCACCAATAAAAATAATTTGTATTTCGTTCAAACTTCGGCAGCCGTTTTTAATTAAAGTCCAGTTAATGCCGTCCAGTATATCCGGGCGTAACATAGAAACTTCGTCGATAACTATAACGTCGATAGCATTTAGGACTAGTCGTTTAATCGGTTTAACGAAATTGCAGGATTTAAAATCTAACACACCAAACGGCGGAAGGGAAAATGTAGAATGCAAAGTCGCGCCGCCGATATTATTCGCGGCTATTCCTGTGGGTGCTAAAGCAGCTACGTTTTTTCCTGCGTTTATCAGTGCCTTAATAACAAATTTCGTAACGTGTGATTTACCAGTCCCGGCTTTACCAGTTAGGAAAATATTTTCGCCTGCTAACGCTTCGGTATAAAATAATTCCTGTTTGTTTGATAGATTCATGGTTTACTGTTTAAATATCCATTCCGGCAAACTTGCAGGAAGTATTCGTTCGTCAAATCCAGGCCATTTTCCAGACGCCAGGCACGATAAATAAGTTTCGCAGTTACGAACTACCGTTTCACGTCCAAAAGACAGCGAACGTTCGTCCATGTGACGTATTCCAATTTTATAAGGTGCTTCGGGTTCGATATTTATAAAAGCCATTCCGTCCAGTTTGGTTCCTTCCATTTGGATAACGGCTTTTTTATCGTGTCTAAAATTTCCGGCTTCCTTCTGAAAATTACCGAAAGAAGCGTCTTTCGTAGACATTAAATGGACAACTATTCCGCCACTGTGTATCCAGTGCGGACAAAACTTAATGGGCGCGCTGGTATTCATTTCTTCGAATCGAACAGGCGTTCCGATTAATCCTGCAGTACACAAAATTTTCGCCGTTGGGTGTTTTAAAATCGCGTCCTGCATTCCGCGAATAGCGTCGAAATCAGAAGCAGGCAGAAGTAACTGATCGTTTGCCTGTGCTGCAGCTGTTAACGAAGCGAATTCGGATTTACCTATGGTGGTCGATCTGTTGAGGTTCGGAAGTTTAACGTATTTATGCGCGAATAATTTAGGTTCGAAAACGGCCATTCGTAGGGCGTCGTCGAATAACGTCTGCTTATCTGGTGTATATGGTTCGCGTTCTGGACGTAGATATTTCCACCAATAGTCTAAAGGTGAAATGTCTATTTTATCCAGACCGGATTTGGATATCGCGGACGTGTCGGTGTGATAATTGGAAATCATATTATCGAGGGATTCCGTAACCGATTAACTGTCGTTTTCCTGGTGTCGGACCGTCGAAAACCTCGTATCTGTAGGATCTTCGTAAATCCGCCCACCACTGCGCTAAAGTTAGCGATTTAAAAAACCTGGTTTTTCCAGTCGCGATTCGTTCTGTAACGTCTACACCTTCGCCAGTGTAATATTTAATTTCTTTAGACATAATTAAAAAGTAATTAAAGATTTGAATTTTTCGTAACCGTATGCGTTAGATTTTTTTAATAATGGAAGTAGTTCTTTTGCTGTAATAGTTTCGGCAGTAATTCCATTTTGTCTACGAAATTCTTTAACTCCCAATTCGCAAGCTCCAGTAACTGCTCTGTAATAAGAATCAGAAATTATAGTGTCCTCGTTTATTGGGTCGTTTTTTATTTTTTCAGACATCACCTTATATTGAAGGTCTGACATAGATTTTTTCAGCGTTTCACCGTGTGCTGTAAAACCTTCTTTTTCACAAATAAAACCTTCTTTATATTGAATTTTAGAGTTCAATATTGTAAGTCCGTAAAATCCCGAATAGATTTTAATTCCTTTGGAAGTACGTTCTGATTTGACGATAAACATCATACCGTCTTTATAAACAATATCGTATGTTTTTCCTTCAAAAATAGCTTTGTTATTTTTGAATTTTAGTGCAGGTGCTGTAAAAGTTGCGCCCTCTTGAACGTCAACGTAACCGGATTTAGTTAGTGCAGGCGCTGTAAAAGTTGCGCCCTCTTGAACGTAAACGTAACCGGATTTAGTTAGTGCAGGTGCTGTAAAAGTTGCGCCCTGGCGAACGTAAACGGAACCGGATACTTCGGTTAGTGCAGGTGCTGTAAAAGTTGCGCCCTGGCGAACGTCAACGGAACCGGACACTTCGGTTAGTGCAGGTGCTGTAAAAGTTGCGCCCTGGCGAACGTCAACGTAACCGGATACTTCGGTTAGTGCAGGTGCTGTAAAAGTTGCGCCCTGGCGAACGTCAACGTAACCGGATTTAGTTAGTGCAGGCGCTGTAAAAGTTGCGCCCTCTTGAACGTCAACGTAACCGGATTTAGTTAGTGCAGGCGCTGTAAAAGTTGCGCCCTCTTGAACGTAAACGTAACCGGATTTAGTTAGTGCAGGTGCTGTAAAAGTTGCGCCCTGGCGAACGTCAACGGAACCGGATACTTCGGTTAGTGCAGGTGCTGTAAAAGTTGCGCCCTGGCGAACGTCAACGGAACCGGATACTTCGGTTAGTGCAGGTGCTGTAAAAGTTGCGCCCTGGCGAACGTCAACGTAACCGGATACTTCGGTTAGTTTAGCAAAATCCTTCGAATTTTGATTTTGAATTGTAATAATTAAATTTCCAGAATGTTTCATAATTTTACATATTTAAATTAATAGTGGGACAAACGTAATAATAAATTTTCGAATAAAAAATTTTTTTATGTAAAAATAATATATCATATTTGCAGTATTAAAATTAATACATAAAATGGCAAAAGAAAAAAAGATCGACGAAATCAAACGTCTATGCGAAGAAAAAGGACTTTCTGTGGCTTCGGTTTTCAGAACTGCGCAGATTCCTTCTAGTACTATAGCTAACTGGACACGAAAAGAACCGGAAGCATTCGAAACTTACGAAAAGTTAAAAAAGACTATTAATAGTATGTCTAAAAAGGAAGTTTCCGCTTAACATAACCCAAAAATCCATATGATTACATTACGCCATTATCAGAATACAATGGTCGCAGGGATTCGTACCTGTTTCCGAAACGCATATTTAAGCGTTCTGGCCGTACTTCCTACAGGCGGCGGAAAAACCGTAGTATTTACCTATATAGCGCAGAAAATGTCCTTAAAACAAAAGAAAGTTATAATCCTGGTGCACAGGATCGAACTTCTTCGACAAACTTCTGCAGCACTGGCAAAATTCGACGTAGAACACGGAATTATAAATCCACAATATACACCGAACTTCGTTAACGATGTACAGGTCGCCAGTGTCCAGACAATAATCCGAAGACTTAATTATTTTGCTGCGTTAGCATGGAAGGCGGACGCGATTATTATCGACGAAGCGCACCACGCGAATTCGAAATCCTGGACCACTATTATAAATTTTTTCAAAGAATTAAATCCAGACGTTAAAATAATAGGCGTTACAGCTACACCAATACGCGGCGACGGTCAGGGACTTGGAATCGAAGCCGGCGGAATGTTTCAGGAAATGGTAGTCGGCCCACAGGTGCAGGATCTTATAAACGAAGGATTTTTAGTTAAACCTAGAATATTCGGTCCGCCCGAAAAACTAGATTTATCCGACTTACATACTTCAATGGGTGACTATAAAAAAGACGAACTTTCGCGTTTGGTGGATAAACCAAAAATAACAGGCGACGCTGTCGATCATTACAAAGAATTATGTCCGGGCGCGCCCGCTGTAGTTTTTTGTGTTTCTGTAGAACATGCAGAACATGTCGCAGATCAGTTCCGTTCTGCAGGTTTTAGGTTTTATGCTGTTGACGGCACAACGGACGACGACACGCGTCGAACTATCCTGGGCGGACTAGCAGACGGAAGCGTCGACGGTGTGTGTTCGTGCGATCTTATTTCCGAAGGGACAGATATTCCGGCTATTGGTTGCGCGATCTTATTAAGGCCTACAAAATCGAAAGGTTTATATCTGCAACAGGTTGGGCGTGCGCTGCGTCCATACGAAGGAAAAGAATATGCCTTCGTCCTAGATCATGTCGGTAACACAGAAGCGCACGGACTGCCGTATCAGTTCCAGGAATGGACACTGGACGGAAGCACGAAGAAAAAACGTTCCGGAATCCAGGAAGTAGCTATTCGCGTCGTAATGTGCGAATCGTGTTTTATGCAGCAGGAACCGACTACCGTTTGCGTAGGCTGCGGTCACATAATAAAAAAACCAGTCGATAACACGCCGAAACAAGTCGCAGGAAAACTGCGCGAAATAACCGAAGCGGATATCCAGGCAAAAAAAGCGAATCGCGAAGTCGGAATGGCTAAAGGAATGGAAGCACTGCTTAAAATAGCAAAGGCGCGCGGATTCGACGAAAAATGGGCGAAGCATGTTCACGACGGCCGCCAGAAAAAAATTGAAAAACTGGCACAGGAAAAAGAACTTAAAAAAATAATGAAATTCGGAACGGAAATTCCATTCGAAGAAATTCCAGAAACCGAAGAAGAAGCTGCCGTTATGGTGGACGAAGGATTTAACGAAAACCTAGATTTTTAGCTATGAAATACATGGGAAGTAAAGGCAGAATAGCAAAATATATTCTGCCAATAATTTTAAAAGAAAGATTACCAAATCAATATTTTGTTGATTTATTTACAGGCGGTGCAAATATAATTCAATTAGTTGATGGAAACAGAATAGCAAATGACAAAAACAAGTATTTAATAGCAATGTTCAAAGGCCTTCAAAAAAATAGAAACAGACCTACAGAAATAACTAAAGACCTTTACAAGGTAGCGAGAGATGTTTATAATGGTAAAGAAAAATCATTTAATAACATAATGGAAATGGATGATTTTATGATAGGATGGATAGGATGGATGGGCTCGGCTAATGGAAGATTTTTTGATGGTGGATATAGCGGAAAATCAAATACTAATATAGGAACTGTTCGAGATTATATAAAAGAAGCCATTAGTAATATTGAAAAACAAATACAAAAACTAAATGGAATTGAATTTGTAAATCTTGACTACAAAGACGTCTTAATTCCTGATAACAGTATCGTTTATTGCGACATTCCTTATGAAAATACAAAACAATATTCAACATCAAAAGGATTTAATCATTCTGAATTTTGGGATTATGCTCGAAAATTATCTACTGAAGGTCATCAGGTTTTTATATCTGAATATAATGCACCTGAAGACTTTGTTTGCGTTTGGTCTAAAGAATTAAATAGTTCATTATCTGCGAACGGAAAATCTGGTGGAAGCAAAAAAAGTATAGAACGACTATTCGTTTACGAACGTCAATTTTTTAACGAAAACCTAGATTTCTAATAATGAAAAATATAATACTACAGGGCGACTGTTTAAATTTAATGAATGACATTCCGGACGGAAGTATCGACATGATACTTTGCGACCTTCCTTACGGGACCACTGCCTGCAAATGGGACACAGTTATTCCGTTTGATAAATTGTGGGCGAATTACGAACGAATTATAAAATCTAACGGCGCTATAGTTTTGACTGCTCAAACGCCGTTTGATAAAGTTTTAGGAAGTAGTAATTTAAAATTATTAAAATACGAATGGATATGGCAAAAAACACATCCTACAGGACATTTGAATTCAAAAAAAATGCCTATGAAATCACACGAAAATATATTGGTTTTTTATAAAAAATTACCTGTATATAACGCTATAAAGACAGAAGGACATATTCAAAAAAAAGCTAAAAAATCAAAAGATAAAAGTCAAATTTACGGAAAACAAAATGCAGAAGGAATAACTTACGATTCCACAGAAAGATATCCTTTGTCTGTTATCGTTTTTTCTAGCGACAAACAAAAACAATCTTTACACCCAACACAGAAACCTGTCGCGTTATTTGAATATTTAATTAAAACGTATACTAACGAAGGCGACGTGGTTCTGGATAACTGCGCGGGTTCTGGAACTACTGCGATAGCCTGTCAGAATACAAACAGAAATTATATTTTAATGGAACAGGAAGAAAAATATATCGACGTAATTAATGACAGAGTTTTAAAAAATTCCTTCGCTAAAAACCTAGATTTCTAATGGATTTCTTCACGCCTAAACACCTGGAATTCAAAATTTCAGAAGCGAAGAAAAAAGCAGGCGTCCAGTGTTGCGCTTATGGTTGTAAAAATAAACCATGTTCAAAAAAGAAGGGAATGTGTCACAAACATTATAACCGTTACAGTAGAATAAAGGATCCGATTTATGATCGTTATAAAAATTTCAAACATAATGCGCTGCGTAGACATAAAACGTTCGTTATTACTTTGCAGGAATTCCGGGAATGGTGCGAAAAAACAGGATATATCCTTCAAAAAGGAAAACGCGGAAGAAACTGCACTATAGACAGGATTCGAAACTGGGAAGGTTATTCGATAGGAAATATCCAAATAAAATCAAACCATGCCAACGTCCGAAAGTATCACGATCACGATAAACACTTTACAGAATTACCACCAGACGACGAAGACTATTTACCATTTTAAAAACTTAAAAATTAAAAATATGAATTTACAAAACGAACTTCCGCAGCTGTCATTAGGCGAAATTATTTCTAAAATCGAAAAACTGGGTTTAACCTGGGAAATAGGAAACAAACCAAAAACTATCTGTTTTGATTTTGGATCTGCTATTCCTACAAATTTGGATAGTTGGCGAGGTGATTACTCACATTTAGCACTAGGATATAACCTTACTGGTTATGATAAAACAGCAGATAGTGATATTAACGAAATTACAGCTGAAAATTTACTTCAGGAACTTAAGTCTTCAATAGGTAAAACTTTTGAAGGTTGGAAGGGCGGCGACTATGTAGCTAAACAAAATACCCCTGTTTGGGTTGCTAATCCAGGGAACAGCGGATCTACTATAGTAGTAGACGTTATTTGTAATAGTTACGAACTTGTAATTATAACGCAGTTCTGCGAATACTAGTCATGAAAGAATCAAATACTATGCGTCTTATTATGCTGACACTAGGAAAAATCCCTGGCGTTCGTATATTCCGAAACAATACTGGGAAGGCATGGATAGGGAAATCTGCAGTAATGACTACGCGGAAACAAATCTGGGTTAATCCTGGCGACGTAATTATCGAACAGGGCCGTTTCTTTCATGCGGGGTTATGCGTTGGCTCGTCTGACTTAATCGGTTTTAAATCTGTTGAGGTTACGCAGGAAATGGTAGGAACTAAAGTGGCTATATTTCTGGCACCGGAAATAAAAACTAAAACCGGTAAAATATCACCAGAACAAGCGAATTTTCAAGCCATGATTAACCAGTTCGGCGGAATAGCATTCGTAGCTACAGACGAAATCGAAGCAGTAGAACTATTAAATAAAAAATAATTACATTTACCACCCACCAAACCAAATCCATGACTGTATCAGAAATAAAACAATCCTATAACATCGACGAAGTTATCGGCGCACACCTTCCCGGCGGACTTAAACGCCAGGGTTCGCAGTGGGTAGGTAACTGTCCGTTCCATGACGACCACCACGCGTCGCTAAAAATTTCGGTTTCAAAAAATCGTTTTAAATGCTTCGTAAGTGACTGCGGCAAAGGTGGCGACATGTTCGATTTTTTCACTTTGCAGGGAAAAACACTAAAGGAAGCCTGCGATATAATTACAGGCGGATCTATAATTCCCGCTTCTGCACCGCGACCAGTTACCCCAGTTAAAAAATGGATTAACGCTATTCCAAATCAGAATAATATACCGAATCCGTTAACTTTATCACACCACAGATATTCGACGCCACCTTCGGCCGCCTGGGCGTATCATGACAGAAACGGAAATATTATCGGTTTTACTTGCAGATTCGACCTTGCAGAAGGCAAAAAAGACGTAATGCCGTATTCGTTTAAACAACAGATCGACGAAAGCAATATTCCGCAAGGGAACGCTGTCTGGCGGTGGTCCGAACTAGACAAACCACGTCCGCTTTATAATCTTAAAGAAATTATCGACAGGCTGTCCGCTATCGTTTTGGTGGTGGAAGGTGAAAAAACGGCAGACGCTGCGAAACGTTTATTTCCGCAGTATGTCGTTACTACCTGGATAGGTGGATCGGACAACGTAAAATATACAGACTGGTCGCCACTTCGCGGACGTAATATTTTTATGTGGCCGGATAACGATCTGGCAGGATTACACGCTATGTTCGGCGGGTGGGCGAAAAATGATATAACAGGCGAATACAAAAGAATCACTGGAATATGTGAATTATTCGAAGCGAATTTTAAATGGATCCGTAACGAATCTACATTCCCTAAAAAATGGGACGTAGCCGACGCGACATGGACACCAGACCAGGCGTCCGAATATCTAAAGACACATCGCGAATCTGTTCCTACAGTTTCCGCTTCACCGCCTAACGAATTACCAATTCCTGCAGCTGTAGAAATAGTAACGCCACCAGTGCCGGAAATTCCAAAATCACCGGCAAAACCAACAAATTCGACGAACGGATTCGAACAGCCTAAAAATAAATATTTTCGATGTTTAGGATTCGAACACCAGGGAGATTCTTCGGTTTATGTGTTTTTTGTATTTCGTACTAATGTTATAGTAAAACTTTCGCCGGGTGGAATAAACACTTCTAATTTGCTACAACTTGCACCGCTAAACTACTGGGAAGGTGTTTATCCAAAATCTAGCAGATCCGGCGGCGTAAAATTTGAAATTAATACTGTAGCGGATTCATTAATTTCGATATGTAGCCGAATGGGTATTTTCAATCCAAATAAAATTCGCGGCCGTGGTGCATGGATAGACGAAGGCGTTCCTGTTGTCCATTGCGGGAATACGCTTATCGTTAACGGTGTTTATACTTCGTTTGAAAATCATAAATCTAAATTTATTTACGAAGCAGGACAGGAACTAGGTTTTAATCTAGTAGAGCCATTAAAAAAACAGGAAGCGTATAAGGTTGTCAAAATACTAGAACGTTTAAACTGGGCGCGTAATATCGACGCCAGACTTATAGCCGGGTGGATAGTTATCGCGCCTTTGTGTGGCGCTTTATCCTGGCGTTCGCATTTGTGGTTAACTGGTGCGTCTGGAACTGGTAAAACCTGGATAATGAATTCCTGCGTTAAGAAATTAATCGGTCAAATGTTAGTAGACGCACTATCTGGAACTACCGAAGCCGGTATCCGTCAGTATTTAGGCCCAGACGCGCTTCCGGTTAAATTTGACGAAGCGGAATCTGAAGACAATAAAGGATCAGAACGAATGCGCGCCGTTTTAGAAATAATGCGAGCTAGTTCTGCTTCAGACAGTGGAAAAATTATAAAAGGATCCGGAACAGGTAACGCTGCACAGTTTGAATTACGTTCCTGTTTCGCATTTGCTTCTATTGGTGCAAACTTGACGCAGCGTTCTGACATTTCTAGAATTACAGTTCTGGAAATTAAAAAGGATCTGCGATCAGACGCGAAGGAACGCTGGGACGAAACTAGAAAAATGCACGCCGAAACGATAACTGAAGACTACGTGGCCGCCTTCCAGTCTAGATCTGTTCGAATGCTACCTACAATATTAAAAAATGCTGCGACTTTTTCGAATGCTGCAGCTGTGGAACTAGATTCACAACGTACAGGCGACCAATTAGGCGCACTTTTAGCTGGTGCGTATAGTTTGACTTCGGATAATATTATTTCGCTAGAAGACGCGCAGAAATGGATTAAAGAAAAAGACTGGTCCGAAGAACGCCTTCACGAATCGACCCGCGACGAAGTTAAAATTATTAACAAAATAATGGATTCCGAAGCTAGAGTGGAAACGCTTTACGGACCAGTAACGCGAACTATAGGCGAATTAGTAATTATGGCACGCGGGGACGTAATAAGCGCGTCCGAAGCCATGCTGTTATCTGAAGACCTGGCTAAAATTACTTTACGTCGTTTGGGAATTCGTGTAGAAAAACACATGGTCGTTATTTCTGACGATTCGACGCATATTTCGAAAATTCTAGCGAATACGCCTTATTCTAGAAATTATAACACAATACTTTGCAGAATTGACGGCGCGGTTAAAATGGAACCTACCACGTTCGCTTCTGGAATTAAAGCCAGGGCGGTTAAAATAGACAGTCGTGTTATTTTCGACGACTTCCAGAATCCCGGAATAACGGAAACAGAAATCGAACTGCATAACATGAATTCGAATAAAATTCCAGAACAGGGAAAATTATTTAAATAAATTACTATTAAATTTGGTAGTTTAAATTTAATGTATATATTTGCATATTATTAATTAAAAAAATAGATATCATGTTAAACCAAATCGTGCCTAAAACCGAAAACGAAATTAAAATGAATAAATTTTACATGGATTTAATCAGATCAAAACACCCTATCGATCAAAGTTTAATCGATAAGTTTAAACGCGATGTTAAAGCGATTAAATTAGAAAATCCACTATATGCAAATCAAGTAAATTAACTATGGAAAACTACGACCAAAACGAGTATCAAAAAATCGTACTCAAAGCGAAAATATCATTTTTCTGCATTGCAATATTATTAATTATAATAGTTGTGTTATGCGTAATATAGACCTTATAAAATTAGGATTCAAAGACACATCCTATGTTCAAGAAAATTTAGTATTTTCAGAATTTACTTTTGAAAGAGATAATTTAACAGTTCAAGTTTCAGGACTTAAACACGTAGAAATAAAAATCACAGACGGTTTATGGCATCATGTACCATTTTGCGAAAAGCCTAGGGATATAAAAAAACTTATTAGCATGTTTTATAAAAAAAATTAATATGAATGTACTATCATTATTTGACGGAATGTCCTGTGGACGAATAGCACTGGAACGCGCAGGGATTCCTGTAGCAAATTATTATGCTTCTGAAATTGATAAGCACGCCATTAAGGTATCTGGCTCAAATTATCCAGACATTATCCAGTTAGGAAGCGTCACGGAATTAGTTAATATTGACTGGTCACAGCAAAAAATCGATTTGTTAATCGGCGGTTCGCCGTGTCAAGATTTAAGTAACGCAAAAACTGGCGGTATGGGTTTAATAGGTGAAAAATCAAAATTGTTTTTTGAGTATGTTCGTGTATTAAATGAAATCCGCAAAGTAAATCCAGACGTTAAATTTTTACTAGAAAACGTAAAAATGAAAAAAGAATCTGAAAACGTAATTTCTGAAATATTAAATTTAAAGCCTATAGAAGTTAATTCGGAACTGGTTTCTGCTCAAAAAAGAAAACGTCTTTACTGGACAAATATCGAAGGCTTTACAATGCCGGAAGACAAAGGAATTTTGTTAAAAAACATTTTAGAAGAAACTGTAGACGAAAAATATTTTTATTCAAATCCATTAAAAAACATAGATTTGGAAAAAGAAGTTTGTGCTATAATGGAATATAATAATAATGATATTCACAAAAGAATATTGAATCCCGAATTCAAGTGTCACACTCTTACAACATGTGGCGGCGGAAATACACAAAAAAAGGTTTTAATAAATGGACGTGCTAGAAAATTAACGCCTTTAGAATACGAACGTCTTCAGAATGTGCCAGAAAATTATACTTCTTATGTCGCCGAAGGACATCGTTATAACATGCTAGGTAACGGGTGGACGGTCGATGTAATAGTGGAATTTTTCAAACACTTAAAACCTGCGACAGATTTTAACGAAAATTTAGATTTTTAATTATGGCAAAATTAAACAAACCACGCGGATTCGAAGCATCCAAACAAACCGATATAGTAAAAATATCGGGGCGTGAATACGAAACAGCAAACCTGCTTAAAGGCGGAATTACACTTCAAACAAAAATACTTATCGATGTAGAAGATGTGTGGCACGAAGTAGATGTTTTAAATTTAGGTGCCGACAATTCTAATTTGCGGGATTTTGCAGTATTTACAGAACTACACAATCTAAAACTTTCGGATTTTGGAATAACAGAAACGAAACCAGTTATAGATTATGATTTGAAACACCAAGATTTTGAGCAATTAGAATCAGAATTTCCAAATTATAGTTATATTAAAATATCACATTTAAACGCTCATTTGATAAAATCAGTAGGTAAGTCATCGATGTATTCAATTCGTGAAACGCTTAAAATGCTAGTTAGAGATAACAAAACAATCGATTGCTATATCGAAGAATCAGAATTACAAAAACAAAATATTATTAACTCACCATCAAAAATTAAAACTATGGTAACACAATCAACGTTCGAAGCTAGAGTAGCACAATTAGAACAATTAGGATTACAAGTAACTGAAAATTCGGAATATGTCGGTAGCGGTTTCGTGATAACAAACGCTTCTTTACAATCCGATATAGTAGAGGACTGGAATAAACTAATCGTAAATATTGAAGCGAGCAAAGGTAACGCAGTAGCACAGCATGTTGCTGAGGTTATAAACGAAAAAACAGAAACAACTGCACCGCCTGCACCTTCGACTGAAAAAAAACCGATTTCGCTGTCTGTTATTAGTGCACTACAACCTTCTAGAATTTCAGAACTTCAGGGATTAAAAGAAGCACAGGAAGCAATCGTAAAAGCAAATCCGATAATAACACCAACGGACAAAAAATCCCGCGACGAAGCACAGAAACGCGTCGCTGCACTTTTGAAGGCGTCAACAGCTATTGACGGAAAAACCGGAATACTGGCAAATTTCGTAACCCATGCGAACCAGTTTATTAAAATGGGAAAAGACTATCTTACGCCACTGGCTAAAATCACCAGAGATCAACACGATAAGCAGAAGGCGTTAGTCGTTGCCTGGGATAGTGCAGAAGAAATTCGTATCCAAAACGAAAAAAGGGAAGAACTGCTAAAAATAAAAAATCGTACCGACAGACTGTTCGCTGTTCCGTTTGTGTTTAATGGATCACTTTACAGTATTGGAACGCTTTACATAATGCCGTCAGACATTGAAAAATGGACCGACGAAGAATTCGACGCAAAAATTAAAGAAGGTGAAACACTTTTGGCTGCTTCAAAATCTGCGGACGATGCCAAAAACGACGCTATTCGTAAAGCTGCAGAAACGCTTCGCCAATATAACCCAGAAGCCGCAGATCAGATTCTTATCGACGCCGGACTTATGGAAGCAAAACCTGCGGCACAGCCTAAAGCAGAAACTGCAGCGACTGTAACACATGCGACGACCTCAACAGCTGCAACTATAGCAGCGACTGCAGCGACTGCAACTACAGCAGCAACTAACGCGCCTAACACACAACAAACGGCCGCTACTGCTACAGCTGCAACTACAGGACCAGTTCGTTTCGTTCCTTCAAAAGAATACACTGTTCCGGATCCTGCGAATCCCGTAGTTAATAATTTTGACATGCAACACCTAGGATTAATAAACGAAAATCCGATCGCGCCTGCATTCATAAAATGCCGTGCTTACTTTGTTGAAGGAACACGTCAGGCAGCTATCGAAATCGAAAAGATCCTGGAAGGTGAAAACGTAGTTAACGGACTGAAAAAATCAGAACGTATCGCGAATTTATGCTTAATATTAAAATCAGAAAAATAATTTAATTATGAAAAAATTAAAAGCATTTTTTAGTAAATTCTTCCCAAACACAGACAGGGACGAACTTCTGGAAGCATTCGCTGCAGAAACAGCTATTTCAATTGTAAACGCCCAAATTCAGGGCGTGCAATTGGATAGCATAGAATCGGCACTGGTAGCTAGAAAAATATCGCTTCTGGTTAAACAATCTATTACAGACAGAAAATTACGTCTAGAATCAGAAGCAACTAACGCGGCGAAAGCCATAAATATATTATAACATGAAAAAATTATTATTAACACTGGCGTTAATTATTACGAATTTAGTAACATCCCAGGAATTAAACCGAGACTTTAAAGTTCTTTTTAGTTTAGGTTTCGATCCTAAAATGGCAATATTAGGGCCGCACCCAAAACAGGAAAACAACAAACCAAGTTTGGACTACGAAGTGTCTTTCGGTTTTGAATGGGAAAAAAGCAGAATCATGGCACAATATAAAAATCATAAAGCGGTTAATTTTGAAAAATTTACCTTGCAATATGATTTGAAAAGAAACCCTTTTAAAAACATTTACGTGTATGGTGGGTTAGAATATAGTATAATTAAGAAAAAGCATCCAGACGCAAATTATAACGATCCAAATAACTATCGCGACGTAACTATAAACCCTATAATTTTCGGCGGGAATTTAGAATTACAATGGAAATTTTTAAATGATAAATTCGGATTAAGTTCGCAGTTTTCCATATACCAATCGGAAGACGAACTTCGAGAATATAAAAAATTTCGTAAAGAAGTCACAGTCGCATTATTTATTTATCTTTAAAACTTAATACATGAAAAATTTAACAATTGAAAAGCTTTTTTATCCAGTTATCGCTATAGCTATTATTATTATAGCGATCCTTATTTTCGCCATGTCGAACATGTCGACCAGTGTTAAAATCGATAAAAAAACCGACGAAAAAAAAACGGTACAGAAACAGATCGATTCGCTGTCTGCGAAACGTACTGAAGAAACAAAAAAAATAATTAACACGTCCCAGGCTAACGCAGTCCAGGCTAAAAAATTAATAAAAAACTTACCAAATGAAAAAACAATCGTTCGCGATACTTCTTACGCTGCTATGTGTGAGTTTATCACAAATTACCGCCCAAACTAACGACAGTCTTCTTATTTCACCGAACCAGGTTAAAAACGTCTATACTGGACTGAAACAAAACGAACAGTTAAAATCGAAATTGTCTGACTGTATCGGAACCGCCAAAAGCCTAAACGAAATCATACAAAAGCAAAACGATTCGTTACAGGTTGCAGGAAATCGTATTTTAAAGCTAAATTCCGATATCACCAAAGGACAGGAAGAAATTACTAAAATAGCGGTTAAAATCCAGAAACTGGAAGACAGGAAAATTCCCTGGTACAAACACCCTATAACGTACACGATCCTGGGGATTTTAGGCGGAATTTTTATAGCGAAGTAGTTATGGTAGTATTTATTTTAGGAATTATTCTGGGAATAATCGTTTCCGGTATAAACAAAAAGAAAATTATTTACGGTTGCGAATCCCGCGGGGACGAAAACAGTCCGTATCTTACACGGTGGGAATTTCTGGCTTCTAAAAATTTTGCAATATACCTGCATAAATTCCACAGGAGCGACGACAATAGCAGTTTACACGATCACCCTTGGAACTTTATAACCATACCTTTATGGCGAGGTTATAACGATTGCACTTATAGCGGACGTGTTGACGAAAAAGGAAATCCAGATTTCAACAGGAAACGAATGTGGCCGTTTACAATTCATTACAGACCTGCAACACACGTACATTTTGTAGAATTAATCGAAAACAAAACAGCCTGGACTATAATTATTCGATTCAAATATATTAGACAGTGGGGGTTTTGGAATAAAGCCTGGTTTACTAGATTTGACGAATATTTTAAAAAACACGGCTGTTAATTAATAAATAATAAATACTTAAAAAATAAAACCATGGCTAAAAAACAAAACTTTGAAATTCTGGCGGAAATGGCAGCGCATAATAAAAATATTAGAATGTCTACTATATTAGTAAGCGCAAATAAAAAAGGCAAAAACGGACATATAACCATGGGAATTGAAGGAAATTCCGTCACGGAAATAGCTATGGATCCAGACAAATATATTCCTATTCTGTTTCTAGTCGATAAGAAGGAATATTTCGAACTGGCAGAACAGGAATCAGAACTTGAACAGATATGGGAAAAAGCATCAAAATACGACGCTATTAATGCAAATTTTATTCCTTCAGAAATAAAACATCCGAAACAAATCTGCTACAAAGCAGGCCGAAACGGAATTCCAGAAAATCATAAATGCGACTGTCCAGGAACATGTCGCGAATCAGTATAAAACACAAAACCCGCTTTAAATAGGCGGGTTTTTTTATTTAAAAATCTTCGTCGTCCTGTTTATCGATATCGACATTAGGATCTTTAATATAAATCTGTCCGTATTCCGATACAGCCTGCACGTCGTCTGCGTCTTCGCTTCCTGGGTTAAAAGTCGTCGTCTGCGTCTTCGCTTCCTGGGTTAAAACAGACCCTTCTTCGAATTCAGCGTCGAATATAATTCCTTCAAATATCGAACGCGCCGTTTCTTTGCCTAACTGCGTAATTACTTCAGAATATAATTTTTCTACACGATTAGTTAAAATTTCTTTTTCGTCTTGTTTTTTAAACCTTACAGTAATTATTCCTGAAGATATAGTGACAGGCAGTTTATGCCCTACTACAGCACCTAAATTACTAGCATAACATCTAATACTAGCTACATTGCATTTTCTTCCGTCAAACTCTATTTTTTCGTTTCCATTATAATAAGATTCTTGAATCATTTTAGAAATAGAAACACCTTTTTTGTGTGCGTCAAAATAACATCCAAAATCGTCTTGACCGAATTTAATTCCCATTCCGAAAGCAATTCTGCCCGCAGATTTTCTTAATCCTTCGTGAAGCGTGAAACTTATTCTACTTTTTGTATCTAATGCTTTAACAGCTGTTTTTTTATAATTATAATCAGAATCCGATAATATAGGTATATCGATCCCCCTTCCTGCATAAACCACGTTATACACGTTAGGAATTATAAATTCCTGATATTCGCCGTTAACAAGTTCATTGTCTTTTGCAGGTAATTCTTCGATTAAATTTTCGCCAAAAACCTCGTTTAAAACATTTATATTGTTTAAAACAGAATCCCGAACGGTGTCTGATTGATAAATAACCAAATTAGATCCATACTGTAGATTTTCTAAAAAACTCTTTAAATCGCCGTTGCTTACTTTTGTTACATTATCCATTTTTTATTTATTTAAAAATTATTTTCAAAGATAGAATAAATATATTAAAAAACAATTTATTTTTTAATTTATTTATTATAAAAATCAATAATATTAAAATATATAAATCAATAGTAAAAAATAATTTTAATATTACATTTTTGTCACGTATTTATTTTGTTTAAAATCAGTAATTTAACTTTTTAAAAGTTGTCACAAAATCAGAAACATAGACAGGGACTATTTTACAAAAATATACGTTATATTATATATATAATTAATATAATATATTATTATTATTAAAGAAGCCTGTCTATCTTTCTGAAAAAGGTGTGACTTGTAGACAAATCTTGTTAAATACCGTAAACACTAGAAATAACTGTCACAAAACTGTCACATTGTAGTATTTAACGGCTTTTTAGTATATTTACAAAAAAAATACCTCAACACTATGTTAGAATTCGATCCTAAATCCATTCAGGAAGCTATAGCGAAAATTAAACGCGAAAACAGCCATATTTCGGGCGACGTATTAAACCAGGCTATTTCCAGGGCGTTAAACAGAACGGCTTCAATGTCCAGGACTGAAACAAATAAGCAAATAAGGCAGAAATATAATATTTCGGCCGCACGTATCAATAATGAACTAAAAGTGTCTAATTCAAGCCGAAACAAGCTAGAAGCGGCCATTCGTGCTTCTGGACTTCCTTTATCACTTAGTAATTTCGGAGCTAAACAAGAAACATCAGAAGGAACGACTAGTTTCAACCGTAAAGGTGTGGCTTCTTCCAGACTTAACAGAAAATCTAGGTCAAACGTAAAGAAAGGCGTTACTTTTAAAATTAAAAAATCAGGTAAATCAGTCAACCTACCTACAGCGTTCATTCAAGTGGCTAACGGTGGGATCACTGTATTTGCACGTGGTAAGTATAAAGGCGCAGGGCAGGGAATAGAATTCGGGAAGGAACGCCTACCTATAGCAAAGATCACTACTACATCAATTCCTTTAATGTTTGCAAGTGACGACGTAATGACGCCTACTATAAACAAATCGGAATCTATATTGTCGGAACGTATCACACACGAATTAAATTGGCTACTCTCTAGGTAGATCTATATTCATATATAACGATATGGTAGGGCGAAAAATTTTGTATCGGTCTAGGTTCTTCCCAGTGTCTGCGCGGCGCG